TAGAGGAGATCAAGAAATTGATAATCACCCTCTATTAGATTTATTATACAATCCTAGTCCTACCATGTCACAAGTTGAATGGTTTCAAGCATTATATTCTTATTTATTAATTTCAGGAAATAATTACATTTTAAGTGTAGGAGGAGATAATACTGCACCAACTGAACTTTATAATTTAAGACCAGATAGAATTAAAATTAGATCAGGATCAAGAGCAATGCCAGTAGCATACGATTATATGCTTAAAGGTCAAGTTGTTGAAAGTTATAGTGTAGATCAAGCAACAGGTAGTTCTAAAGTTAAGCATATAAAAATGTTTAACCCATTAGATGATTATTATGGAATGAGTCCTATGCAGGCTTCTAGTGTTGATATTGACCAACATAATTTAGCAAACAAACACAATGTAAATTTATTACAAAATGGAGCAAGACCAAGTGGTGCTGTTATCTTTAATCCTAAAGATGAAACAGGTGGTCATGTTCAGTTATCAGATGTTCAAAGAAATCAATTAATGAATGATGTTAATCAAAGATTCAGTGGAACTGGTAATGCTGGTAAGCCAATGTTATTGGAGGGAGATTTTGAGTGGAAAGAAATGGGCTTATCTCCTAAAGACATGGACTTTATACAATTAAAAAATATGTCAGCAAAAGATATTGCTTTAGTTTATGGAGTACCAAGTCAGCTTATAGGTATTCCAGATGCACAAACTTATTCTAATTTTGCAGAAGCAAAACTTGCTTTGTATAATGAAACAATTATTCCTTTGCTTGACAGAATACAGGGTGATTTAAATGAATGGCTAGTGCCTATGTTTAATGAACAAGGTTTAGAATTAAGATATGATATTGATTCTATTCCAGCTATGGCAGAACAAAGAAAAAGAGTTTTTGAATCTGTTAGTGCAGGTGTTAAAGAAGGTATCTTAACTCGTAATGAAGCAAGAGAAGCATTGGGCTATGAAACAATGGAGGGTGCTGATAGTTTATTAGTACCAGCTAATTTAATGCCACTTAATCTTGCTGATGATATGACAGAAGATAATATCAGCGAAGAAATTGTACCAGAAGTTATTCCAGATGATTTAATTGAAGATGAAGATGGAGATATTGATGAAGTTATAAAAGCTATATCAGATATAAATACAACACCTACTGACTCAATGGTTTCAGAGGCTAAAAAAGGTATTGCTTGGAGAAAAGAATTTAATAGAGGTGGTACTAGAATAGGTGCAGTTAGAGCAAGTCAAATTATTGCTAAAGAAAAATTATCTCCTAGTACAGTAAAAAGAATGTTTAGTTTTTTTAGCAGACATGAAGTTGATAAACAAGCAGAAGGATTTAGTGTTGGAGAAAAAGGTTATCCATCAAATGGTAGAATAGCTTGGGCATTATGGGGTGGAGATGCTGGATTTAGTTGGAGTACAAAAGTTAGAAACCAATTAGAAAAAGAAAAAAATAAATTTTTAGAAGATGAGATAGAAGAAAAAGCAATTTCAGAAGCTGTTAAAAAAGGTCTTGCTAAAAAAGTAGAAGATCATAATGAAGAACATGGAGATAAAGCAGGTAAAAAAGTAAATTTAAGAATGTTAACTGCTGTATTTAGAAGAGGAGTTGGTGCTTATAATACAAATCCAGGAAGTGTTAGACCAGGAGTTACTTCATCAGATCAATGGGCTTATGCTAGAGTAAATGCTTTTTTATATGCAGTTAGAACAGGTAAATTTAGAAATGGTAAATTTGATTTGGATTTATTACCAGATGGACACCCATTGGCGACATGAGTGCAATAAAGCAAACAAAATTATTTATAGAAAAGAAAAAAAATAAAGATGAGTGCGAAGTAGTAGTAAGAATAGGAAAGTTCAAAACAAAAGTAGAAGCAGCACATTATGCTTCTTATATTACTATGACTAAAAGTATTGATTTTGATGCTGATAGTATATTAGATAATATTGCTGAACTTGAAGAAAATTATTATGGAGTTGATAATAGAACATTACATTAGAATAGTTTTGATTTTATTTCTAATTTCTATGAGTGGTTGTGTTTCAGTTGGAGAAATGGATTTTAACCCATCAGGAACTTTAATAAAATATATAATAAAAAATAATAAAGAGAATAAATAAAATGTTAGGACAAAGTAAATAATGTTTTTTAATCGCAAACAATTAAAATTGTTTAAAGGTGTTAGAGAAAGAACTTGGTATCAACAAGAAAGATTAAGAACACCTTATAGACGACAATATTATAAAGTATTAAATAGATACTTTAAAGAGTTTGCAAACAAAATTGAGATAGCATATCAAACAAGAAGTCAAATCATGTTAGATATGGAGTTAAGAAAACAAGCAGATAAATTAAAACTTATTTTAACTACACTTTATAGAACTGTAGGTTATGCTTTTAAAGATTATGCTTTAGGAAGATTTTTTTCTAAAGATTTTGATGATGACTTTGAAGAACAGTTGGCAGCTTTTGTAGCATTAAATACTGGTGTTTGGGTTGCTGATATAGACGAAACAACTAGAAAAAGATTAGCTAAAGTAATTGATAACTCTTATGCTAATGGATTATCAGTAGAGGCTACTGGAGTAGCTTTAAGAAATACAGTTATAGGTATGGGTATATATAGAGCAAACCTTATATCAAGAACAGAAGTTCATAGAGTTGCAGGTTTTGCAAATGAAGCAGTAGCTGAAAATATGAATATAGATGGTACTGTTAAAGAGTGGGTTGCAATTCAAGATGCTCGTACTAGATTAAGTCATTCTATTGCTGCAGGACAAAGAGTACCATTGGAGTCTGATTTTGTAGTTGGTGGTGAAAGATTAAAATATCCTGGAGATCCAAAAGGTTCTGCTGGGAATACAATTAACTGTAGGTGTGCATCAATTTATATTACACCTGATTTTTTATAGGAGAAAAAAATGGAAATAATAATAGGAATAATAATTGGTATTGTGTTATGCAGAACTAACGACAAATATAAATGGTTTGATAATTGTTGCAAAAAGGTTATTAAAAAAGTTAAGGGTAAATAATGCCATTAGTAAAACCAAAAGATAAAGAAACGAGAGAGGACTTTATGAGTAGATGTATGTCAGATGACAAGACTACTTCTGAATTTCCTACAACAGAGCAAAGATTAGCTGTATGTAATTCTCAATATAAAAATAAAACAAAGGAGAAATATTCAATGAATGATATTGAAAAAATGGGCGAAGCTATAAAATCTTTGACAGATGTTATCTCGTCTAAAGCAAAAAAACCAATGAATAATGAAGATGGTTATAAAGCAAAAGATGGTTACGATAATGAGGGTAGTGCAGAAACAAGAGCAAAAGAAATAGGTTGTGTAGGAACTCATACAATGGAAGATGATGATGGTAATACAATTTATATGCCTTGTTCAACTCATGATGAGTATGAAGAATTGGTTGATGAAAAAACTTATGGAGAAGAAGAAGATAAGTACCATAATAAACCTAAAAAGAAAAAGCCTATGAAAAGTGTTTGTGTATGTCAAGATGATGGCATTTGCCAATGCGATACAGAATTAAAGAAATTAGTTTTTGAATCTGAAATTAAAGCTGAAAGCAGTAAAGGAGTATTTACAGGCTATGGCTCTATATTTGGAAATGAAGATCAAGGTAATGACATAATGCAAAAAGGTGCATTTACTAAATCATTAGTGAATAGACCAGTAAGCAAAGTTAAAATGTTATACCAACATAAAACAGATGAGCCTATTGGAGTCTTTACAGATATGTATGAAGATTCAAAAGGATTATTTGTTAAAGGACAATTAGCTATGGGTACTCAAAAAGGTCGTGAAGCATACGAACTTTTAAAGATGGGTGCGTTAGATGGTATGTCAATAGGATTTAGAGCAGATCCCGAAAAACAAGGCTACAACGAAAATAAGAGAGGAGTAAGAACTCTTAAAGAAGTTGACCTTATGGAAATCAGTTTAGTAACTTTCCCAATGAATGAAAGTGCTTTAATAGAAACTGTAAAAGGAAATGCTAAAAATATTCGAGAGTGGGAGAAAATCTTGCGTGAGGCAGGAGGTCTTTCTCGGACAGAGGCGAAGATTGGTGCGAAAGCATTATCGGAATCTTTATCACAGCGAGATGCTGGAGATGACAATAAACAATTAGCTGACTTAATAAATAAAGTTGCTAATATAATTAAACAATAAAACCAAAAGGACAATTATGGACAACAATGAAGTAAAATCTGCTGTTGAAACTCTTGGAAAAACTTTTGAGTCTTTCAAAGAAGCAAACGACGAAAGACTTGCACAAGTTGAAGCTAAAGGAACTGCTGATCCAGTAACAGAAGCGAAATTATCTAAAATCGAAAAAGATATGGATAAATTTGCTGATTTGGAAGTAAGCATGAAAGCTCAATCTGAAGCACAAAAGCAAGCCCAAGAATCAATGGCTAAATTAGAAACTATTATATCAAGACCAGGATTTGCAAATGATTCAAAATTAGAATCAAAGCATGTTCAAATTTTTGAC